ATAATGGGCTACGTTGCTTGCTATGTTGCGATGACATATAATGTTAATCAAGACTGAGAATAGACCGTTAGCGTACATCTTTGATGTAGATGGTACTCTTGCTAACGTAGATCCATATATACACCTTGTTCGTGGTACTAATAAGGATTACGATGCCTTTCACGAGGCCTCTATAGATGCCCTGCCAAATTTTGAGGTCGTAGAGATGCTTAACCAAGCATTCTTTGATCAAATGCATGTAATCATTGTCACATCCCGTATGGAGAAGTGGCGTGGCTTAACCTCTTATTGGCTTGCCAAGAATGACATTGGACACCACGCCCTATATATGCGTGGAGATAATGACTACAGATCTGATTATGAAGTTAAGAACGACATTCTTAATAAGATTAACAAGCACTGGCGTGTAATTCATGCCGTTGATGATAACCCTAGCGTACTTACTCTCTGGGGTGCAAATGGAATTACCACGACAAAAATTGGTACGTGGGATGGAGATAGATCTTGACTTACACACTAGAGAATGGTATGATTAGTATATGAAAAAATCAAACAACAAAGTATCTCAGCATAAAATTAAGAGAGCAGTAAAGAACAAGAAGAGAGTACAGGCAAAGCCTTACCTTTCAAAGTTTGAGCGAAAGCAAGCATTCTTGAGAGAGCAGATTGTTCTTAGGGCCTTACAACCAGTATCTGACAAGTAGGAGTTTTAATGAAAGACTATAAATTCTTAGATCCAGATGATGATCGATATGAGATTAATATTCCAAGGGAAGTTGTTAAGGATATAATCTTAGGACATACAAGAACAACATACTACTGGTCTGTTGGTTTCTTGTGCTTTCTATCAGGAACATTCTTTGGCATATTAATTAGTTAGGGACTAGCACCAGTAGCCAAGTTGGTTAAGGCCCCGAACTCATAATTCGGTTATCGTAGGTTCAAGTCCTACCTGGTGTACTACACATCTGTAACTCAGTTGGTTAGAGTACCTGCCTTATATGCAGAGAGCCGAAGGTTCAAGTCCTTCCAGATGTACTATGCGGGTGTTGCATAATGGTAGTGCCTCTGCCTTCCAAGCAGATAGTGCCAGTTCGATTCTGGTCACCCGCTCCAAGCCTCTGTAGTTCAGTGGACAGAACGTTGGACTTCTAAGCCAAGCGTCGCAGGTTCGATTCCTGCCAGGGGTACTAGTGATATAATAGATACTAGAGGGTGCAGTTAGCCTATACTTGTCGGGAAACATGTATAGCCTATGTTGCAACACTGCACCTTCCCAAGTTTATATAACAACAAACAGAAAGAGAAACTCATGAGCGAAGCAAAGTGTCCATATACTGGCAAGACTTATACAATGGAGGCTACAACAAACAAAGACTGGTGGCCTAATCAGTTAGACCTGTCATCACTACGTAAGCATTCAGAGAAGTCTGACCCAATGTCAGATGGTTTTGACTATGCTAACGAGTTTAATAGTTTAGATCTTGATGCACTTAAGGGTGAGATTGATACGCTATTAACTACCTCACAAGAATGGTGGCCTGCAGACTATGGCAACTACGGCCCATTCTTTATTCGTATGGCATGGCACAGTGCTGGAACGTACAGAGTAACTGATGGTCGTGGTGGCGCAGGTGAAGGCCTGCATAGATTTGCCCCACAAAACTCTTGGCCAGACAATGGTAACTTAGACAAGGCTCGTAGACTTCTATGGCCTATCAAGCAGAAGTATGGTAAGAAGATTTCATGGGCAGACCTTATGATTCTTGCAGGTAACGTTGCTCTTGAGAACATGGGTTTTAAGACATTTGGTTTTGCTGGTGGTCGTGCAGATGTATGGGAATCGGATGATACCTACTGGGGTGCAGAAAAAGAATGGCTTGCAGATAACCGTTACAGCGGAGACCGTGAGTTAGAAAATCCTCTTGCTGCAGTGCAGATGGGTTTGATTTATGTAAACCCTGAAGGTCCTAACGGAAACCCTGATCCAGTTCTTTCTGCAAGAGACATTCGTGAAACTTTTGCCCGAATGGCAATGAATGATGAAGAGACTGTTGCGCTTATTGCAGGTGGACACGCATTTGGTAAGGCGCATGGTGCTGGAGATCCTTCACATGTTGGCCCTAATCCAGAGGCTGCTCCACTTGAAGACCTTGGTCTTGGATGGAAGAATTCATTTGGTAAGGGTAACGCAGAAGATACTATTACAAGTGGTATTGAGGGTGCATGGACTGCAACTCCAACCAAGTGGGATAACTCATATCTTAAGTTATTGTTTAAGTATGACTGGACACAAACAAAGTCTCCTGCTGGTGCAACTCAATGGATTCCAACTGATGAATCTGCTGCTAATTTAGTTCCAGACGCACATATTGATGGTAAGTTCCATGCCCCAGTTATGACAACTGCAGACCTTGCATTGAGGTTTGATCCTGAGTATGAAAAGATTTCACGCAGATTCCTTGAGGACTTTGACTACTTCTCAGATCAATTTGCTCGTGCTTGGTTCAAGTTGACACACAGAGATATGGGACCAATTGCAAGATATCTTGGCAAAGAAGTTCCTTCTGAAGAACTAATATGGCAAGATCCTGTTGGTGCTCCTACACGGAAGACACTAACACAGGAAGATGTCGATGCAATTAAAGAGAGAATCCTTAACTCTGGGCTATCTGTTTATGATTTGACAACTACTGCCTGGGCTTCTGCATCTACATTCCGTAAGACAGATAAGCGTGGTGGTGCAAATGGTGCTCGTGTTGTTCTTGCTCCTCAGAATACCTGGGAAGTTAATGATCATGAATCAATCAATAGAGTGGTAAATGTCTTGAATGATATCAAGGTTGAATTTAATGTATCTCTTGCAGACCTTATTGTGTTTGCTGGTTTTGTTGCAGTTCAATCTGCTGCAGTTCAATCTGGTGTAGGTGTTGAGCCATCAATTAGATTTGGTCGTGGTGATGCAACTCAAGAGCAGACGGATGTTGAATCATTTGCAGTTCTTGAGCCTAAGTTTGATGCATTCCGCAATTATATCCATCCAAGTATTGCTGCTCCAGAAGAAGTTCTTTTGGTAGAGAAGGCAAACCTTCTGGGTCTTACACCAGTTGAGATGGTACTACTTCTATCTGGAATGAGAATGTTAAAGTATGGTGAGTTAAACAATACTTACCTAGTTAGACTTCTGTCTTTCACTAATGCAGAGCAGGCAATGAATCTTCCACGTGTGGATCTTATCATTCCTTCTAACTCAGAACTTAGAGCAATCGCTGAAGTTTATGCTGCAGATGATGCAAGAGAAAAGTTTGTTAATGACTTTGTTGCTGCGTGGACAAAGGTAATGAACGCAGACTTGTTCTAATTTAAATAACTATAGTCCTGGGTATGACTTAAAACTACCCAAATATAGATCTAAGAACAGACTCTGGCTTAACCCCACCTAGCATATTATGAAACTTACCATCTACTAGGGCAATAAAAGTTGGTACTGACTGAATCCTATGTTCTCTAACTAAGTCAGGCTCTTGATCGACATCAATCTTAGTATACTTAATGTCTGGATTATCACTAATAAATTTCTCAATTACTGGTGCCATCTTTTTGCATGGATTACACCAATCTGCTGTAAAATGTAGTAGTTCTTTCACTTACTTAGCCTTATGCTTTACTTCGTATGGTGCAATCTTTGACTTAATGCGACCATCTTTGTAAAGTCTAACTATCCAACCGTCTTTGATCTGAATTGGATTAAACGCTGTTGCTTTTTTCTTTGGCATTATATTGAGTGTCTTTCTGTGCTTACGTTAGTGTAATCTTTTCCAAAGTCAGCAAACAGTGCTTTATCTTTTTCACGATTAACAATTCCTCTTGACCAAGAGAATCCTGCGTCTCCACCCCATGCAAGCCACATAATGTATCCATTAGAAGGGTTTGCTGTATTTCCCCAGTCCTTGCCCTTCTTGTCTACCTCATGGCGTGAGAAGTATGAGTACATTCTCTTAACAGTACTAAGAGATAATGATTCACCTCTTGCCAACTGCCCTGCTCTAGTCCAGCCAACTGCAGTACCTGCACCATTAGCCTTTCCATCTTCTTTAAACTTAATTGCTCTACGAGCAGCAGATCTTGCTCCTGCTGGTGGTGAGTATCCTTCAGCCTTTGATACTGTATCTGTTTCATATTCAACTGTATCATCATCTTCCCATAGGTCATCTGCCTTTGCAGCAGGAACACAGTTAGGGACTGGCTTACCATTATCTCCTGGCTTCATTCCACGTTGAACATAGCCATCCCAACATGGAGCCTGCTTATTAATATCTGAACAGCAATCACTCTTTAATTCTTCTGACTGACATACAGGACAATTTTCGCAACTTACATTTAGTTGTTTGCATGTTTCACAACCGCAACCCTGATATGTATCTGTAGGCATCATTGAATCATCAGCCTTGCCTATTGATGCATCGTATGCTGCCATCGCCATCTCCGAATCTGTTGGGCCCTCTGGCTCTTGTGGTAGTGGGTCAATAGGAACCATCAGCGACATCATACATCCTGTATATAGATTAGTTGCCTCCCAGAATCCACCCTCTTCTTGTTCAAATAGTTGAATCAGTACTGCTGGATTTTCTGGTGTTGCTTCAAGAGAATACTCTCCACCTGGTACACCAAGCATTCCTTCTGTCATTACATGAACTACTTGACCTACATGGACCTCTTCATCAGATCCATGGGCAGTCATTGCGAAATCGCCTTCTTTTAGCATATAATCAGTATACCATAACTTTAAAAATCAACCTGCTCTAAAACAGACTCATCCACATCACAGATAAGGTTAATAACTACAGAAAACCTGAAGTCTGCCTCAGAAGGGTATTCCCAGTTATGAAAAATGTCACCATCAAAGAATAGGGCATAGCCTTCCTGTGGAGAAAAAGACTTATATAGTTCTAGGCTATCTCCGTCCACATGGTCTCCAGTGTACTTCTTTCTATATAGATTAGTACTTCCATCAGCGTCATTGACATAGTAGACCATGTTGAAGTTCTTTCTAACCCGTCGCAAATCTACGTGTGGCTCCATTGGTCTTGGATCATTTGTTTTACATGTAAGGTTTGCTCTACCTCTAAGAATTTCGTGTACTACTATATTATTCTTTGCTGCAAATTTATCTACAATAAACCTAACTATCTTATCATCGAGTGGTTCATTTACCAAGATGCCTCTATCTGAATAATTTTTTCCAGTCAAACCAACCACACCGTCTTTTGCTGCATTGATTGATGGTCTAAAAGAATATGGCTGAGAGCATATCTGACCCTTTAAATAGTAGGCTTCTGCTAGTGTTAAAAAATTGTTAGTATATATGTACATACTTCCTCTTTCGTCTATACTAGTATATCACAACTAGCCAGCAAGTCTATTATGAGTTCTTATCCTGTGACAGTTTGCACAAACTACTTCACACTTTTCGATCTCTTTCTTTATAGCCTTCCAAGAAAATCCATCATGGATCATTCTAGATATATTATATTTTTTGTCTCTTATGTGATCAAAGTCTAATATTATGTGATTGCCTACACCACAGTCAACGCAGCCAGAATCTTCTTTTATCTTAGCAAGCATCTTTTTATACTGCTGCTTATTGTAATGTTCCAACTCTTTGTCAGTCATTGTTATTATTATACCGCAAAATATTAGGTCCCACACAAGCAATTCACCTGACTTGCGCCACGGTCTCTATCCAATGGGTAACTAATCCATCACTAAGGTCCTGTGTGGGACAATTATATTGTAGCATAAGAAATGAGCAGTTTATAGACGACTGCTCAGGTCTACTAGCCACGAAGGTTCCACTCCCGCTAACTCTCCACTCGAAGGAGCATCCGTTGTAAAACCTATTAAAGTCTTATATCGGAATGTTTTATATTATACTACTGAATTTGAATCATTTTAGGCTTCTTCTCTTCTGGGACTTCCCGCTTTACTACTATATAAAGCATTCCATCATTTAGATCAGCATAATCCACATACATGTACTCACCAAGAGCAAAACTACGGGTAAACTTTCTACCTGCAATACCCTTATGGAGATATTCTTCAACATCTTCTGGACGCTCACCCTTAATAATAAGTGATCCGTCATGCTCTGTGATTGTGATTGATTCCTTGTTGTACCCTGCTACTGCAAGTTCTACAACAAATGTATCTTCATCTACTTTGCGAACATTGTATGGCGGAAAGCCAGATTGATTTGTTGTTGTGTTTGTTAATCGGTCAAACATTTTATCAAATCCAATAAAGAATGGATCGTTTAACCATGTTGGCCCTAGGCCATTTTCTGTACTACTAATATACCTCATTTTATTCCCCTTTCAAGCGAATAGTTTAATTTACCCCCCTATTGGGCAGGTATAAATATTATAGCATAGAAAAACAGGCTAGTCAAATGCCCTAGCCTGCTAATCTACCTACTTACTTCTTTGCTGCTGGCTTCTTTGCTGGAGCCTTCTTAGCAGCCTTCTTGACTACCTTTGCAGTTCTAAGAACAGCCTCTACCTCATCAACTGCAGGCATCTTACCAAATGCCTTGTCGTTAGGGTTAACTGCTCTCAATGCTACGGGCACGATGGCTCCAAGCAATGAGTACGCTAGTGTCTCTGGATCAGTTACGCCTGATGCGTAAAGAGCAACTGCTGCACCAAGGACTGAGCGTCCGTAAGATGCAAGGGCTGCCTTGATCTGTGAGTTTGTTTCGTTGTGATGTGTCATAGTATTCCTCCTAGGATATTACTTTGTTAGTTCTGTATAGTGATCTATACAGACATCTCTGATTTGAGTTTCTGTGCTGTACAGTTTCTCTGCTTCAAGTTCACAGCCAGAGACATGGCATGAATAAAATGCCTGATATGCCAGATCCTGGTATGACTTGAATGTTATCATGTATCTATTTTACCATAGTCTTCTGGAAGTAGTTTCTTTAAATCCTTATAGGCTTCTGATATTTTTTTCATAGAGTAGTAGTGTGGGTAGGCATCTCCTACGATTCCATACTCATCAAAGTAGGCAATCTCTGGCTCAATCTCAGTAATGAACTTATGAAGCGACTCCTGTACCTCATCAATATACTGATATGCCCAATCACGAGAATCTGAAACAAATTTTAAAAATGCCTCTGATTCTGAATCAGTTTTTGTGTTAGCCTTTTCAGAAACCTCTGCAAGTTTTTCAGATATAACTGTCCTGTCAATGTATGACTTGACTAATTCTAAACTAAGTCTAGATAGTTTAATAGTTAATCTAACATTCCTAACAATCAGGAAAAAGAATAACAAAATAAAAACTGAGAATGCAATAAATTCAATCATAGTTCTTTCCCACCTTCTCTAACTAATAGCACAATAGCACCATTTTCCTCTAGAGCCTTCTTTGTACGTATCATATACTCTACCGCTTCTTTTCTTTCCTCCCCAGAAAGACTCATGAATTCTTTTTCACTAGCCTTTACTGTTAAGAAATTATCGTGATCTATGATTTGAAGTTGAAAACCTTTTGGTCCACGTATAGACCTAAAGGCTCTCCTCATTGCATCTGTGTACATTATTCTTCTCTCCTCCAGTGCAGATATGACTTTATATATACTGCTGCATATGCTAACGCAGAGAAAATAAAGCCGTACTGGTCTGTTATTAATGCGTAAGCAATCCATAAACACTCATTGAATAGTAGTACAAACCATCCCCAGATAGTCTTTCTACCAACAAAAAAGATTCCTGTTACACCAATTACTGCTAGGATCCATGACCACATATTAGTCCACCGTCAATCTTTGCCATGTATTTGCCCAGTCTGACTTAGACTTATGCTTTGAAAACTCTTTAGATATTTGTCCACCTTCAAGGTAAACTCCACCCCAAATGCCCCACTCTTTTTGTGATACGCCAACTGCAAAACACATTTTAGATACTGGACATAAAGAGCATAACTTATCTATTGCTGGTCGCAATAACTCGTCGTCTTCGTACTTATCAAAGAATAAGTTAGTATCATAGTCAAGGCATATGGCTTCATCTTTCCACTCATGCTTTGGCATATTAACCTACAAACTTATCTGGTATATCCCATCCGTTCTTAGAAGGTACGAAACGACGCTGTAGGTGCCACTTGCCATTTACGAATGCACCCTGTTGTGATATTCTACCCTTCTCAGAAGGATAAGAGTTGACCACTGTCCACCCATCCCAGATCAAAGCCTTGTTGTTCTTGACAATTGTTTCCATTTGTTCTAGTGACTTAATTTGCATTGTTGTTCTTTCTGTTAGTATCGGAAAATGCCGTATTCGACATTGTTATCTTTTGCTTCATCAACAAGTCTAGAGACCTGTTCTCTTTCTTTACTCAAGAAAGCAAAGTAGTTTATATCTAGAATGTTCTCTGTAATCCAGGAAGGTGGTACAGCCTTATATTTAATTTGCTTACCACGAGACTTTAGCCCACGTTCTGATAGGTTTGCAAACTCCATAGCCATAGAGTTAATGTTTGCTGGCCCTGCGGAGTAAATATAAAAGTAAGGATCATCTTCCTTTAAAGAAGACATCGTTACTGCCATGGCTCTAAGAAAAACCTGGTAGTCATCAAAACTACTGGTTCCCTGAATCCCCACT